CACTCCAAATATATATTGCATTTCTACCGAGTTTAGCACCCACGATCCGTGATCCGGCGGCCAGTCTTTGTGAACCAGCACTATTTTCAGATGTTACAGTATAGTCTGTAATATCTTCTTGAGAAGAAAATCTTATAAACATATCATCTTGAGTTGACTTATCACCAATAGTTGTTTCTGTTCCAAAAAAAACTAAATGACGATCCGGTGTAGAAACTAACATGTTACGTGACGCTGTTGGTGCATTACTAATAATAGTTGCACGAGTTGCAGTTGCGTTAGTTAAATCACCGTTCCATTGAAAACATTCGTTATTGTGTATTAAAGCAATTAGTGTACTTCCTAAATTATCCAGGGACCACAGACCAGGATCTAATACTGAATCAGTATTGACCGCAGCAGAACCCCATCCTGTAAAACTAGATGTGTTGGTTACAACATCTCCACTTGAGTGAGACGCGTTTGTGGTTCCTCTAACATTTCTAATAATACCTGTTAAATTATTTCCGGCCACACCTGTGTAAGAAATTTCTTCTGTGCCAACTTGTATAAAGTTTGTTCCGGTAGTTGGAAAACCTACTGTACTTGTTAATGTAATATTTGTTCCTGATCCACCAGTACCAAATGCGTTAGCACTTAATGATCCATTTAAAGTAGTTGTTATTGCTCCAGTAACATTTCCACCCCATAAAGATATACCCCAACCATAAGCACCTGCCTGTTCTGCAGGTCCTACATGATAATATCTAAAATAAGTTATACCTCCAGAAGTACTAGCTCCACTTCCTGTTTCATTACTAGGCATTGTAATAGTTATAGTAGTAGAATTAACTACCGATGTTACCATAAATTTTTTATCACAAAAATCAGATGCACCAAAATTAGAGTTAGTTATAGAACTAAAAGTAGCTGTTGCACCAAATAAAATTATGTCTCCTGCTATAAAACCATGTGCTCCAGAAAAACTTATAGTGACAGTAGGTGATCCATTAACCGTGCTAAATGCATTTGTAATAGCTGTACCTGATGGATTAACTAAAGGATGTATGTCATAATACACACCACCAGAATAAACATATAGAATTTTGTTTGTACCAATAGCAGCGTATTTAATAGACTCTTTATTAACAAAATGATGCAAACCTCTTGCAACACCTGTTAGTTTATCACCTCCTAGTTGAGACCAGCCACCTATTTTTTCAGGTGTGCCGTATCTAAAACGTACATTTTCCCCGTCTGTCCACTGTGATTCAGCTCCGGTAGATGTAACTTGTTTATTGAATCCTGGTAAAAAACCTAATTTCTGTAACATAAAAACCTTTGAAATATTTAAATTATAGTATATATTAAATAAATAGAGAATGAAAGTTAGAAAATTATGTTAAAAATAATAAAAGAAGTAATAACTCTACAAGATTCCTTTGATTTATACAAAGGTCTTACCAATGAAAACATGTGGGCCCTAAATAGAATTTCTACAGCAGGTAATATGGGGGGAGCTTTTCCAGGTGTAACTTTTTTAGATGAAGGTGAAATAATATATAACGACCGCTATTGGATAGGATATTTTAAGTGTTTATTTGATAGAATAAATCAAAAATTAAAAGAACAACACAACTTCAATATACCTAGCAAAATTAGAAGAATAGCTTTAAATGCTCAAAACAATAATCATTACACAGAGTTCCATGGTGATAGTTGTGTAGGTAATTCATACAGTATTGTTGGTTTTTTAACACCCCAATGGGCAGAAGAGTGGGGCGGAGAATTAAATGTTCAAGGTGAGGTTATTAAATACGTTCCTGGGGATTTTATATTATTTGATTCTACTAAAACACATTCATCACAAAAAATAAAAAAAGAAACGCCTTATTGGAGAACATCTATAAATTATCTAACAGAATATATTAAATAAAAATGATTAGAATAGTTAATGACTTTTTTGAAGAAGATAAATTTAATCAAGTCTTATACCACGTAAAAAATAAAATATACTACAGTCCAAGATATTTCGAGGGTGGTCCAGTAGGACATAAAAAAACACATGATGATCATTATGGAAATAGATTTACTTTAAATAAAGATAAAAAACTTCTTAATGTTTTTATGAAACAGGCTGAAAAAAAATTTAATTTTAAAATTACAAAAATATATAGTGATTGTGGTATTGACATGAGAAATTTAAAAACGTTTCAACCTCACCACGATTACGTTGATGGTATAAAACTTAATATTTTAATTATGCTAGATGGTCCAATCGGTGTTACAACAGGAACTGTTTTTTATACAGATGGAGAGTTAGATATACACGTTGGTTTTAGACCAAATCGAGCAGTTTTATTTCCATCAAACTATGTACATTCTGCTCATCAAAGTGAAACAGAAAATTTAAAAAGATACACAGCAACTTTGTTTGTAGAAGATTATGAGTCATTAAAATGAAAGATCATTTAGATGCAGTCATGAGTTTGAATAATATTATTAATGTAGAATTTATTAATAAATTAGTGCCTTTTATAAAATACAAAGCTAAAAAAAATATGAAAATTTTTGGCAATCGTGTAAACACCAAAGTTAGAAACGTAAAAGGTCATCATTTAATTGTTGATAACGGTCCTACAGATACGTTTTATTGGAATTATATAAAAAAAGAAATAGAAAGATTATATAGTTTTTATAAAATTAAATTTCCTAAAATGGAAAGTTTTAAAATTAATCAAATAGATTTATTAAAATATGGTGTTGGTGGAAAATATAATGTGCATACAGATAATGGTACAGGTCTTAATAGACATTTAAGTATTATAATGAATTTAAATAATGATTATAAAGGTGGAGAATTAATTTTTACAGATCAAAAAAATAAAGAAATTAAAAAAATAGAGTTAGAAAAAGGATCTATTGTTTTTTTTCCAAGTAACTTTATGTACCCACATGGTATTCAACCAATTATAGAAGGAACAAGGTATAGTATTGTTGCATGGCTAGAATAGAAAATAAAATAATTAAAAATTTCTTTAGTAAAAAAGAACTAGATGTTCTACAAAAATATTGTAGAAATAGATTAGATGAAGATACAAGTTATACTTTAGATGGTCAATCATTTTCACCTGCATGGTATAGAGACCCTTTAATGACTTCTTTGTTAGATGTTAAATTACCTATGGTAGAAAAAAAATCTAAACTAAAATTATTTCCAACCTACGCTTATTGGAGATATTATGTATACGGCGGTACGTTAATTAAACATTTAGATAGACCTTCATGTGAAATATCTGTTACTGCTTGTATAAAAAAAGAAGATAACTGGCCTATTGTTGTTGAAGGTAAAGAATTTGAATTAAAGGAAGGAGAAGCTATTTTATATAATGGACTTTTTCAAAAACATTGGAGACCTGGAGTTTATAAAGGAGAAGGTATGGCTCAAGTTTTTTTTCATTATGTAAATAAAAATGGACATTTTACACACCATCAATATGATAGTTATCTTAAAACAACAGGACTTACTAAATCACAAGGAGATTTAAAATGGATGAAAAAACAGTAAATATAAATAATTTTATTGGAATTTATGATAATTACATTCTTAAAGAAGAATGTGATAAAGCAATAGAATTGTTTGAAAAACAAAATGAATTTAATAAATCTATTAACAGAATAAATTCAGAAAAAGCTGCGGTCACACATAAGCAAGACCAACAATTATTTTTAACACCTAATAATTTAAATGTATGGTGGGGAGAAGTAAAACCAATGTTATTAAATTATGATATGGCTTGGAGTCATTACATAAAAAATACAGGAGCAGATGAAGCTTATGATGGAGGAAATTTTCATTTTACAAATATAAAAATACAAAAAACTTTACCTACGGAAGGTTATCATATTTGGCATATAGAACATGGTAAAGGGTTTTATAATGAAGCAAGAGCTTTTGTTTATACTATTTATTTAAATGATGTTGAAGAAGGTGGAGAAACAGAATTTTTACATTTTTCAAAAAGAGTAAAACCTAAAGCAGGTAGAATAGTTATTTGGCCTGCAGCATTTCCATACTTACACAGAGGTAATCCACCTTTAGCAGGTGAAGGTAAATATATTTTAACTTCTTGGATGATGTTAAGACCTTAATTAGGTTTTTATAATATATATAATAGTTAGGTACGGCTGTAAAACTGATACAGCATCTCCAGTAAAGTTAGCACTCATATTGTGAGAGTGACTGTTTCCAGAACCCGATGCGTTTACGTTTCCTGATTGAGTTCCTGTTGGTCTAGTATAGGATTGAGCTGTGTGGAAATGCCATTGCCGTCCTGATTGGTGTGCAAAACCTCCGTTATGACTATGTGAAGCTAATTGAGATGTAGATAAAGTTGCATTAGCTGTTGATCCTGCAACGTTTCCAGTCGCTGCCACAGTATTAGAACCACCTGTTGAACCC